CCAATGTCGGTGATGTCCGTCATAAACTTGGGAAATTCCCCGGTTCGTGCAGAACTCACTAACTGGCCGCCAACGTCTACAAGGCCGCCGATCTGACGGGCAACAGATGGTATGAACGACCCCGCCGATTCTCCTATTGCGCCCAGAAATGTACGCTGCGGTATTTCAGACACAGGTGCAGGCTCTGCGGGGGTTTGCATCGCCCGCATACGGCGAATTTCGTTTGCTAAGGCTTGAGCGTCTGCCTTGTTTCCAGCCGCATCAGCCTTGACCAAGGCTGACTCTAATTGCGCGAGAGTTGCCATGTATAGCCGCCTTTACTGAGCCGGGTATTTATCAAGGATCGCCTGAATTGATGGCGATGTCTCAAGCTCTGCGCCTTGCAAAGTAAATTGATTTTGTCGTTTTGTGAACAAATCAATAAGCGTGTTTGCCGCCGCAAGTCGAATTTCAACCGGCAACGTCGGGTTCGCAAGTTGACCCGCAGCTTCCTTGTAACTTTGCGTGTCTTTATCTGACTGTGGACCTTCAAACCGAGGAACAATTTTAAGAATTTGATCTGCCAAAGGTTGCAGTTTTCCGATAGCAATAGCACCCGGCGTGGCCTTTCCGAAAAAGCCAGCCGCAATATCAACGCCACGGCCAATTCCGCTGCCTGTCGATTGCTCTATCAGCCCACCAGGCTTTACAACTTCTTTAAGAGTTGACAGTGCGCTAGATATGTCACGCTGCGTTTGTTCTCGCAAACCTTTGGTTCTTTCAAACGTAGCCGACGGTTTCCCAGCGCCCGTTTCGGTTTTGATCTTGTCGCCAAACTTGTTGTAGAACGTGACGTTGCCAGCAGCGTCGGTTTCAGTTCGAGCAACGATGGTTTTGTCAGTTGCTTCTGCCGCTTGACGTTCTTCAGCAGCGCGGGAAATGCCTACCCGCTCACGCTCCAAGCCAACTCGCTCTTTTTCAAGTCCGAGACGCTCAACATCACGCTTACCCTGCGCGACTTTCTGTTCTTGGTCTAATTGATCCTTTAATGGCAACAACTGACCAAGCGTGCTATCAATCCACGATTTATCAAAGGTCGGCGGAACATCACTTAGATCAAAGCCACGCTGCGCCGCAAAACTTAAACGCTGTTGATACGACGGCTCATCAACTGCGCCGCGTAGCAACCCAATCATTTCTTCAAGTCTTGCTCTGGCGGCGTTTCGTTGCTCTCTAGCAATTTCCAACTCAGTCTTTTGCCGAGTCAGTCTTTGCGTGCCCATTTCGCCAAGCGTTTTGGCAATATCTGCGCCAGATTTGCCATAGCGCAGCAACTGGTTCTGCGCCTCTGGACTGCTCAAATCGGCAGTCGAAAGGTAATTACGCAGTTCTGCTTCGCGCTGTGCCTGCACAAGCGCGGCCTGCTCTTGCAGGCGCTGCGAGCGAGCCGCTCGGCCACCCTCAAGCCCTTGGACATACGAGCCAAGGATGTTGACGGGTTGAAGTTCAGTTGCTCCGATAACTGGCATATATCACCTATTAGCCTGGGACGTAGCCACGACCGGGCGCAACAGGCATAACCGGGCTTACGAGGTCATAGCCGGGCGCCGCTCCACCGCCGTATCCACCGCCTACGCGGTCAAAATATCCGCCTTTATACAAACCGTACCCCATCGCACCTTGGCCCAACGCTTGCGATAATGCATTTGCTTGGCCAAGGTATCCCGATGCACGAGCCTGTCCTGCGCCCATTTGAATGTTGGCAAGGTTAGACCCGGTTTGGCCTATCGCACCCGCCGCTGAAGACGCCAGAGACGGGCCGTAACCGCCAATGCCAAGCAATGCGTTTGTAACGTCGGCTCGTTGCTGACGGGCTCGGGCAAAAGCGTTGGCATACTCTTGTGACGCCATTTCTTGACCGTACTGCGTGCCCGCTTTAAGGGCGCCGCCGGAAAACATTTTCCCTCCGGCGGCCAATCGGCGCTCAAGCGCCTTCTGCCCTTCAGCAAGCCGGAAGGCATAGCCGGGGTCCATCTGGATTTCTTCCATGCCGGGAGCGCGGGTGTATGCACCTTCCGGCCCGTACAACGCGGCGAGGCGATTAAGCTGCGCTAATGAAAGTTCGCGAAACGGCGCGGTTTCTGCCAACTGCCGTTCAAGCATCCGCTCTTCGGTAGCCGCCGCTTGTTGCGCGGCTTGTTGCTGCGCTTTGGCGGCTTTGCTTGCGCCTCTCATACTTGCGGCGCCACCGACCAGTGCGCTACCGATAATTGCTGCTTCGATGCCCATGTTAATGGCCTCTCACATAATGTCCGTCGTGTTGTGTGAACCCTAAACGCTGTAGTACGCCATGCATATAGTCATGCCCAGGCGTCACTCGCGTCGTAACGCGATCTTTTGCAAACAGCGCCGATAACAACCCTTTCGTCGCCCATTTGCGGCGCCATTCCGGCAGTATCGAAACGTGCAACTCGTCACCGTTAAAATACGCGGCGCCAATACATTTGTCATCCCGCACAATGGCCTTTACGTCCCAGTCGGCCACGGCAGACAGGTAATCCTCAAACGCGATAGGCGCCGACCAATCCGTCGCCTCATACCCCACCTTTAAGGCAAGGTCGCGGTTATCCGTTAGTCCGGTCACGAAATCTCTCTCCCCGACGAGCGGATGTTGATAGCCGTGCCGGTTGAGGCAAGGGTTGAGATATACCCACCCGGAGACAGGGCGTGCCCGACAAGCTCGGGGAACGTGTAGGTTTCCGACGGCAGCAGGGTCTTGGTCTTGATGACAAGGTTGTTGTTACCCGCCACATCAAGGGCCGACACTAGGTTTACCGAGATCGTTCGAGCCGACGAGTCGTAGTTCGTCGCCGTGAACTTGTCGATGATGGTCGTCACATTGGTCGCGGTGTACTGCGTCGTCTGCGAGGACTCCGCAATCTTGGACGGGATCAGGACTTTGACTTGAACTGCCATGTTGACCTCAACTGAATACGAATCTGACCCGACCGTTAGACCCGGCCACGCCGTCGTTGCCGCCAACTTCAGGGTTGCCGCCGTTACCGCCAGCGCCGCCCGTCAGCGAGTTTACGCCCGCGATGCCTGCCGCGCCCGACTGGTCAAAGGACGCCCCGCCGTTACCGTTGGTATTGGTCGTGTTGCCGCCCGTGGCCGTACCGCCCGTGCCTTGCCGACCGCCGTTGACCCCAAGGCCACCGTAGCCGCCGTTGCCGCCCGTGCAGATCATCTCGTCGATGGTAAACGTCCCAGAGGACGCGGAGGACGTACCCCCTGCGTACCCCACGGGGTTGCCTAGAACGCCTCCAGCGCCCGCTGCGCCGACGCTATAGGCAATCGTTTTGTTTACATCGCCGACGGCAATCGCCACGATGGTTTTGCTATAGGCACCCCCGCCGCCGCCGCCTCCAGGCGCGTCCTGCGGTTCAAACTCAGGGAACCCGGCATAGGTTACGGTGCCAAAGCCACCGCCGCCTCCCCCGCCCCACACTTCGATGGTCAGCGAGGTAAAGCCTGACGGGATGCTGATGGTGCCCGCGCCTTCGGATAGGTCAAAGACGCCCGCCCCGGCTCCGCCGGTCGTGCCTGCAATCGCGGCTGCAAGCGTAGCGCCACCCATTAGGTCAACCCCGCTCCGCTGATCAGCCACGAGGTCGTGTTGATCTTGACGCAAGTGGCAAGGCCGTTACGCGCCAAGGTACGGGTGCCGGTCGTCGTGCTATTCGCCAACGTCAGCGTGTCGGTCGTAATGGCAATCGAGAGGCCGACGGTATTGATGTTAACAAAAATGATAACCGTGCCGATGGGGAACGCTACGGCGCTGTTAGCCGGAATCGTTGCCGTAAGCGCGGTCGCCGTGCCATTACCCATAACCACCGACTTGCCACGATCCGCGAGGACAAGCGTGTAGTTGCTCGTCTGTTCGTTGCGTGGCGCCTCTCGATAGCCGACCGGATAGTTCGTGCTGGCCGTGGCGTTATCAGGAATCTGCGGCGTACCCGTGAAGGTCGGCGAGGCAATCGGCGCGTAAGTCGCAGCCGCCGTCGTTGCTGTAATGGAGTCCGTTATGCCGTAGCCCGCAAGGGTCGTCGGTTTGGCAGTGATGGACGAGAACGGTAGCGAAATCAGCGACCCGTCGTTAATGCCGCCGATATTGTCGTACGAGCCAATTTGTACGTTCGTCGAATCGGCCAGCACAAACCGATAGGTAGCGCCAGCGTCTAGCCACATATCCTCTGGCAGCCGTCCGCCTGAATCCAACACGATTGGATTCGGGTTTTCCGTAGAGCCGCCCGAACTGGTGTACGTTGCTCTCGGGTTCGACGTTCCAGCGGAGTATGTATAAATTCTCCCGCCAGACAACACGTTGCCGTTGTCGTCGAAAAACTGTGCGCCTGCGCCTGCAAACGCTGAAAGGTAAACGGTCATATATACACCTGCGTCATAGTAAGGATGACTGACGGAATTGCCGGGACGGGCGCAGCAGCCGCCGTAGACAGAATTTGAACGGACGTGTCATCAACCGACCACATCAACTGGAAGTAATCTCCATTTGACATGGACACAAAAAGGTTTGCCGCCACAAAAATTTCGGCGTTGTTGCCTTGGATACGCACCTGCGAGGCGGAGTCAGGAATGTCTACTCCGTTGATCCGCCCCCACACGTAAAACAGTCCTGTGCCGCCTGAAGTTTTATCAAGCTGCAGCGAGAACTGCATATTGTAAATGGCAGGGCGCGTAACCTTAATGTGCGTATTGTTGGCGGGGTCCACATACACGCCGTACCGACTTGACGACGTATTAAACTTCATCGCATACGCGGTGTTGATTGCCGCTGCCGTCTGCGTCGTCGTGTCGTAAAACTGGCCGTAATTGACTGGATTTGGCTCGTATTGAGTAGGGGCTATCTGCAGCGCCTGTATCTCTGATTGCAACACCGCTGTTACGTCATCTGTGTCAGGCGATAACGCTTGGCCGACTTCAAGGTCGGCGATGCTGGTAGCCGTGGTCCCGCTGCCCGTCAACGTAAATTGGTTGTTGAGGAAGCGAAACCACTCACGCGAAATAAGGCCCGTCCGCTCGTCGATGAACGGAACACGCGGGGCGGGAATGTTCGTAATGTTTGCCATTACGCACTCGTCTGACTAATCGTCAGTTCAGCGCCCATGATGGCAACCTTGACGGGATCGGTGCCGCTGATTTCGTACACGCGGTCACGCAACTTTGTCGTCATGCCAAGGCGGCGGAAAATAGCGCGAGTGCCATAGCGACCGATGCGTCCCATCGAGGTGGAACGAATTTCAGACCACGTATGCCCGCCATCATCCGACCAGCGCATCATCACCTGCGGGTTTGCGCCCACCTTGATGCTGCTTGCCGGGCGTTCAACAACGAGCGTTAGCCCGTTGTCTTCCGTCACGCCAAGGTTATAAACGCCGTCTTCCGTATCAATGTCTTCCAATATCTGCGTGCCGAGGTTTCCACTAAGTTGCGGATCGCCGGACTCAGTATTGATGGGGACAGACGTTTGCGTAGCGATTTCTTGTGCAGGGTCAAACGGGTCGTACCCGTTCAGCCCCACGCCCGTCTCACAGTCAATCTGCAACGAATGATGCGTAGAACGCTTGAGGTTGTTTTGCCCTGTCGGCAGCGCACGCCACGACCGTAGCCATTTCTGCGTTGCGCCGTTGTCGGAGAACACATCAAGGCTAAAGGCGTACAGATTGCCGTTTTCGTAATCGCCGATGATGGGTTCGCCGTCAAAACGAACATGGCAGTTGCCGCGATGGCGTTTAAAGTCGCCGTTACGGAATCCTGCACGCTCGTGCCACGAACCCGTCGCCGCGTCATATACCCACGTCGTATCCGCGTTCGTAAAGTTCAGCACGTAGAACGTATGGCCGTCCTGCTGATAGGTGTAGCCCACTGCATCAGCGAGGTCATCGTATTGCTGTATTGCAAACTCTACGGCGTGAGTCGAAACACGCACGCCTTGATAGCCCTGCGCTCGATACACAATGCCTTGACCGCGAGCGTCGGCGCCAAGCCAGAACACGCTGTTGTCCATCTTGGCAACGGAGTAGGGCGCGATACAGCCGATTTCGTTGTACGCGCCTTGGATGCGCGTCAGCGGGAAGTCTGCCTCACCGCTGTTGTACCAAACCTCAACGCTGTTCGTGCCAAAGAGCCAGGCTTCGCGGTGGTCGATAATGAGCGACACCAAGCCGTCGGGCGAGCCTTCTGCAGAGGCAAAGTCCAGCGGGTCGATTGACGTGCCATCAAGCAACGCGGTGACCCATACGCGCTGACTGTTGGGTTCGTTAAAAACGAAATAGCCGTCAAGATAGCCTACCGTCACCGCGCCGGGGAAATCCTCGTCGGTGATCTGTGCGAACTGCTGCGTGTTGGCGTTGTAGATATACCCATCAGGGTTAGCCGCGATGAATATTTGCGTACCGTTGTCCGTCATGGATACGGGGCCAGTGCCGCTGACGTAACCAATCAATGACGCGCCCGTTTCTAACGTGATCTTGCTGCCGTCTTCAAGTAACACAAAACTGCCGCTTTCAAGTTCCAGAAAGCCGGTTGTTTGGCCTAAAAAAGATCGGTCGAGTCTGTGGAATTCGTTGCCAGAAACAACATACAGATAATTGCCAAGCGTCCACAGCCCGCGAATCGGCCCAGTGCCGACCGTTGCGCGTAGCGCGTAGCCGGGGCATCGCTGCAGATACGCAGGCTCCTTGCCACCCTCCGCAATCACTTCGGGGTACAAGTTCACCATCCGATTGTCGGCAGCGTTGACGCTACGAATGACGTAGCTGCTACCCAGAATCGGAGACTTCATTAGAAGTTGCCCGTATAGATATTGAAGCGCGGACGATTGATGATCATTGCCGCTGGCATTGCCATCACGTCATCCGGGTTATTGATGCGCTTCAGATTGCGTTTGCTGTACATCGCGATGCGCTTGACCTGTGGCGAGGGCTCAACGCCGTACTCCGGCGCGAGTTCGCAAGCAAGGTTGTAGCGGAACGCACGCAGATAACCCGGCGGGAACGCCAGCACGGTATCAAGCGCAGCAGGCTCCGTCAGCTTCTCTACCGATACGAAATGGAACTCCAACACCCGTGATGGCACGGGGTAGAGATAAATCTCAATATCGGGATAGGTCGCGTTGTACCAGAGAATCTGCGGATAGGTAGACGTGACCGTCTTGACCGCGATGTTGTCGTATTGCTCTTGGTTAATCATCTTGATGCCGTACGACACATTCGTTGAGGCATCACGGAAATAAGTCGCATCGTCCAACTGCACCGGACGCTGACCGACGAAATCGCCAGTCGGGCCAAGGGTGCGGATGCGGGTGCTAGGCGGCCAGTTAAATACCTGGTCGATGGTGGAAAACACAGCGAGACGCTCCGTGTTCCACGAATCAATCATCTGATTGAGCGCCGTCAGGGCATCTTGCGCCATCGCTGCCGAGGGGGCTTCGGCTTCTGCCAGTACCCCGATCAAACGCAGCGCCCCGTTGATCTGGTCTGCAGCGGTAGTCGCCATCTTCTACTCCTTGCGTCGGCGCTTA